CCAGAGGTGGGGATTGCAAAGGTCTGGAACGCCATGTATTTGTATGCTGCTGACATTGCTTTGTTGGTGGCTTTGTCTCCGCTATCCATTGCTTCACCAAAAGTTCTGGCGGTGTGTTTAGACCCGTCTTCAGCGGAGATCAGATCGAACTCAGCTTCAACGGTCACATAAAAGAGTGCACCACCTGATTTGCTGACTCTTTCCTCGCAGGTTCGAGCAAGCATCCTGGGAACGATCACAAGACAATTCTGTGCCATGATTGATGACAGCACGTTATAGACAGCGTCAATGCCTCGGAAGTTGTATCCCTGACCTTGATTGTTTCTTGAGTCTTTGGCGATGCCGATTTTGCAAAGCTCTGCTTGGACTGAATTGATTGCTTGATAGACTTTCATTGCTACTCCTTAACTAAGATTATCAATCATTTTTGACAGGTGATTGATTTCATCCAAAAAAAACTTAACTCGCGCGTCATGGAAAGAACAAAGTTCACGAATCTTTGATTCCAACATTCCTACGCGATACGCAAGACGGTCTGCTGCATTACCGTCTCGATAGTGAATTTCTGAGGTCTGTTTGATTGAGTTGATGATGTATTCAGGATTCATTTCTTTTCCACTTGTTTAGACAATAACCAACGCTCCCCCAGAGAACGTATAGAACGCACCCAGGCGCGTTGATTGTGTCGGTTCTGAGCCTTGGGTACATAGTCCACGTTAAAAAGCCTACGAACGGTTTTAAGGGCTTGTGTTTTCATTAACCCCTCCAAGCCAGCATGATGCCGATAGCGATCATGGACGCAATGGTGACGATTGCTGAGATTGTTTCTTTCATTTGATACTCCAGTTAAACCTTGTGTTAAGGTATGGGTATCTTAACAAAGTGTTAAGGTGCTTGTCTAGGGACTTTCCCTAATGTTGAGTGATTTGTTAAGGTTACAATGTTAAGGCTGGTCAGAAACAGGGTTAGCGCCTGTCCGATCAATGTATCAGAGTGCAACACCGGAAACTCTGCTTAATGAGGCTGACCAGCACCAAGACGCATTGGGATTGGTTACAAGTGGCACGATGGTCGGTTCGCTGACTTGGATGTTGCGCCAGTCTCCAGCCGTGTTGATAAGGAAAACCATGAATTTGCAAGACGCCATCAAAATCGCTGGAAACAAGAGTAAACTCGCCTCCCTTCTTGGAGTGTCGAGGGCTGCTGTGACGCAGTGGGAAACGCTCCCTGAGAAACGTATTCAACAATTGAAGGGAATCGAAGGATGGCAAACGCATTTCAGTGGCGTAACGGACAAAGTTCCATCGGAATCGAACTCCAACGCCAGCGAGACAAGTCAACAATGACGACAGTGAGAAAAGACGATCCTCACAAAGAGGAAACTCTGACCAAGTTCAGAAAGTCAATCACGATCATTCCTACAATTCATCGCTTGCCAAGCAAGGCAAAAATCTAGTATACTTTTTTGAAACCCGGCTAGGTCTGAAGTCATGAGCAGACCGAAAAGCGTACCTCCCGCCTGCCGAAGGTTTCTTTTCTGGAGGTTTGCGAGGAAATGCTGTGCATTATTACCAATTCAATATTGGTGACTATAAAAGTCACACCGAACATCTTTCTGAAATGGAAGATTTGACCTATAGGCGATTGCTTGATTGGTACTATCTTCACGAAAGCCCTATACCCCTTGACATAAACGAAACTGCTAGACAGATTCGTATGCGTTCGCATACCGATTGCATTACGACTGTATTGCATGAGTATTTCGAGCGCACAGAAGTTGGGTGGATAAACCATCGTGCAAACTTAGAAATTGCCAAAGCTGGAGAGAAGTCATCTAAAGCAAGTGAGAGTGCTAAAGCAAGATGGAACAAGCCTAAAGATGCGAACGCATTGCAAACGCAATCCGAAAGCAATGCTACACAAGACACAAGACACATAACACAAGACACAGAACACATTATTTCTTTGTCGGGAAGTACCTTCCCGCCCTGTCCACAAAAAGAATTGTTAAATCTTTACAAAAAGCATTTACCGCACCTTACCCAACCAAGGTCGTGGGAAGGCTCCAGGCAGTCAAGTCTTAAACAGAGATGGATACAAGCTGGCAAACCATCGGACTATTCGCCTGAAGGTTACAAAACAGTTCAGGATGGGTTGAAGTGGTGGGATTCATTTTTTGGTTACATAGCGAACGACACAAACCTTGCCCGTGGATTTGAAGGCAATGGGCGAACATGGCGACCAGACCTTGAGTGGATTGTTAACGCGACTAATTTTCAGAAAATCATAGATGGGAAGTACAACAAATGACATTTGCTAAACCAACTCAAAAATCTGAAACGCAAGATGAATTTCAGCGGCTTTTATGCACAGTGCCTGGATGTGGAAAACCTTGGTCAGTCAAGATTGACAAACCAATGTGCAGTTATCACCAATGGAATAAAGAGAAAAAAACATCTCAAAATTGGTATGAACCAAAGGAGATTTTTTAATGATTCACTATCATGGTTTACCAATAACTCCTGCAACAGTAGCAGCAAAGGCAATAGAAGCAGGTCATGCTTTTGTTTCATATGCTCATCCAGATCAACTATCCATAGCAATAGAACTGTGTCAATCATTTGCAATCGATAACGGTGCTTTTAGTGCGTGGAAATCTGGAAAACCAATTACTAATTGGAATGGTTTTTATGATTGGGCATTGAATATAAAAAAAATTCCATCATGCGATTTTGCGGTTATTCCAGATGTGATTGATGGTAATGAATCAGACAATGATGCGTTACTTAAAGATTGCCCATTGCCAAATTGGTTTGGTGCTCCTGTTTGGCATATGCATGAAAGTTTAGAAAGACTTGAACAACTTGCAAATACTTATGTCAGGGTTTGCATTGGAAGTTCTGGAGAATACTCAACTGTTGGTAGTCAATCTTGGTGGTCAAAAATAGGTCAAGCAATGAGGGTTATATGTGATGACATGGGTAGACCAATCTGCAAACTTCATGGTCTTAGGATGCTTGATCCTGCTATTTTTACAAAACTGCCTTTTGCTTCTACTGATAGCACAAACATTGGAAGAAATGTAGGAATAGACAACAACTGGAAAGTAGGAAACTATCAACCACCTACCAAAGAAATGAGAGCACAAGTTATGAGATCAAGAATTGAATCGCATAACGCACCAGCAACTTGGAATTTTCAAATGGTTGAACAAGGGGTATTATTGTGAACAAATATTCATACAAATTTAAATGTACTTGTCCAGTAAATCAAAAAAACATTCAATATTCTTTAACAATAGAAACTGAAGAAATGATTATGGTTGAAGAATTAACACAACATATCAAAGATCATTGTTCTGAAGGTTTTCACGAAAACATAGCTGATGATCTTTTTTGTTCATTTGGAGGTTTGCAAAAATTAGTTGCTAATCATCATGGTGTTTTGATTGAGACTTATCGCAAATGACTAAGACTGAAGCCCACAATCTTTTAGACATGGTGAAAAATGGAATCCTCATCGAATCCCACCGAATCAGGAAAGCCCTCATCCTCACCGGAGACATTCCTAACATACTTGGAAGACCTCGAAAACAGACTGGTGGAGCACTATGCACAAATGGCGATCAACCATATCGAACATTCCAGATACATGGTGAAGATTTTTCAGAAGGACTTTCCGGACCTTGGAAAAAAAGTAGCGGAGCGACTCAATGAGATACGCAGCAAGGGTTGACGCAAACCAAGACCAGATTATTTCTGCACTTAGGGCAGCGGGTGCTTACGTCTGGATCATTGGCTTGCCTGTTGACCTTTTGGTTGGCTACAAGGGTCACACATTCCTAGTCGAGTGCAAAAGTGGCTCTAAAAAGCGTTTAACGAAGCTACAAGCCGACTTTTTTGAGAATTGGTCTGGTGGTACGTTGGCAAGAATTGACAGCCCTGAAGCGGCTTTAAGAATGATTGGGGTATTGCGTGGCTGATTTCAAACTCTATAACTACCAGCAGGCTCACCAGACGATCCTAGACCTGATGCCTCGTATAAAAGCTAGATTGCAGGCTGGAAATGTGTTAACCTTAACAATCACCGAGCCGAAAAAAAGTCGTGAACAAGAGGAAAAGTATCACGCCATGATCGGTGAAATTGCAAAGCAAGCTGAACACATGGGTTCAAGATGGGATGCGGAAAGCTGGAAACGGTTTTTGGTAGACCAGTTTGTAAGGGATGCGGGAATCAATCAAGGAAAGATTGTTCCGAGCCTAGACAAGACCGGAATTGTTCAGTTAGGGATGCAAACTCGGAGTTTTACAACAGAGCAAGCAACCGAATTTATTGACTGGCTCCATGCCTGGGGTACAGACAACGGAATCATTTTTAAGGAGTAGTTATGACAGAACGAGAAGCATTGAAGCTGGCGCTGGAGGCGTTGGAACTTGAAGACATGGCGTGTCGGTACGAGAAAGACCCAACACCTGAACACATCGCCAAAGCCATCACCGCCATCAAAGAAGCCTTGGCACAGCCTGTGATTGACAAATCGGCGGCAATCAGAATTGCTACGTCACTTGGATGGGAACCTAAACGCGCATGGGTGGGACTGACGCAAGAGGACATCGACATTGCATTTGATGAAACCCAAGAAGGCGGTGGCTTTTGGGAATTTGCTGATGC